ACTTATTCAGTTCCTTATTCAATTTCTTTTTGAAATCATTCAATAATTTTTTTAAATAGTCAACAATGAAATTTTGAACATCATTATCATCAGCAGTTGCACCATTAATAACATGCTCTATAAATTTTTCATACATTTCTATTGTTACTATTGGTGACGGCCGATCATTAGTAGCTAACTTTCGTGCTTCAATCCACAAAAGTGTGCCTTTAGACATCAATGTAAGGTCATCGCCGCTATATGCACCAAGTTTTTTAAAAACGTAATCAATACACTTCTTATGTTCCTCGTTCAATGCTTTGTCATTGTATGAATATGCAGCATTTAAAGAAACGTCAGCATTAGATATATCAGAATCTTCTATATCCTTATTACAATTATATGAATTTAATATCAAATCGTATATGCCAGTTGAAAGACGTTCTATAGATAAGCCAGACGGGCTTGCAGTAACTACGTCTTCATCAAGCATACGCTGATGATTCTTTGCATAATAAATTAAGTCAGAATATATAGTTATTTTCTGTAATTTTCTTTTATCGCATTGAAAAATCGTCCTCTTATAACTAAGTATTAAATAATTTGCAATATCTTCCGGTCTAACCATAAATTAATCACCTTTTCGTAACAGTACCTTTCTAATACTACTAATACTTATGCTGACACTCATCAAAACGTGCCAAATTGTATATATAAACACATCCATTATACACAATTTTATTCACATTGTCAATTACAAAATGATTACGAAATTAAACTATACAAAAAAATCAGCCGACAAGGAATAACCCCTGTCGGCTGTCTTACTACCTATTTGATTTTTATTTTCTGCCCCACATAAATGAGATTAGCGTTTTTGATACCGTTGTTCTTGACCAACTTTGCAACAGTCGTCTTGTAACGCCGTGCGATGCCCGAGAGCGTGTCTCCACGCTTCACAGTATAAGTCACTGTCTTTTTGGTGGAGCTTGTAGTCGGCTTGCTAGTCGGTCTGATAGCCTGCTTCTTAAATCCGTTCAAGCCCTTAGCTTTGATAGCCGCAGGATAGTCCACATAGCAGATATCCATATCAACATTGCCGCTGATACCGCTGACCTTGCCACTGCTTGTGTACTGCCACATACCATATGTTCCGCCGTAGTTGCAGCGTGAACCGTACTCAGCAAGCCAGAGTGCATATCTCTTAGCGACGTAGGCAGATATGTACTGCTGTAAAGGCGAACGGCTTATATACAGTCCTGCCCAATAGCCTGCGTGTTCAAGTGCATTGCAGAAAGTCTTGACAAGGCTGTTGCAAAATGCTCTGCCCTTTGCGAACTGTGAACGCTCCTCGAGGTCAAAGTATATTGGATACTCAAACGTCTTGCCCTTGATAGCGTTGATACAGGTCTGAGCCTCTGCCTTTGCTTCCACAACAGTTGCCGCATAACTGTACCAGTAAGCACCAACTTTTAGCCCTGCCGCCTTAGCTGCCTTGTAGTGGCTCTCGAAGTAGGGGTCTTTCTGATTAGCGTACTTGCCGAAGCCTGCACGAATGATAACGAAATCGACCCCCGAAGCCTTGACCTTCTTGAAGTCAATGTTCTGCTGATACTGTGAAACGTCAATACCCTTAAATGTCTTTGCCATAAAATTACTTCCTTTCTAAATCTTCGATGCGGTGGTTTGCGACCTTTATCTGTTCAGCGACCACCGCATAATCCTGTTCCAGCTTATAGGTGCGAGCAATAACACTGTTGTGCTTGTCCACACGCTCAGACAGCTTGTCTATCTTGTACTCAATAAGCTTTTGGCTGTCGTACTGTGCCTGTTGCATAGTCTTACGACTGTTAGATGCTATGACGAGCTGACACACTACCGCCGAAGCAGCTGTTATCAGTGCAACGATAATTGCTTCCGTCACTCGTCATCACCTGACTTTCTTTTGGCTGACTGTGTGCCGAAATAGAACGATATAACCACAGTAAACACCGTGATGAACTGCTCTGCCGAAATCGTGCGGCGCAGTGCCAGCACGCAAAACACCACTGTCAAGAACAGCGTTACAATGGACTTTACATCAATGAGTTTCGCTAACTTCTGCTTCATGGTATACCTCCTTTGTGATTTCTTTGAACTGCTCCGGACTAATAACGCCTGCCTTGACAAAATCTTTGACCTTTGCCAGCGAATACACGCCCAGATCATAGAAACGTTTAATAATGCTGTAATACATCACTCGCCCTCCTCACCTATCAGCGTGCCTGTCATAGCAGCTGTGTATAGCACTTGTGCCATTATTTTGTCCTGCTCGGTCACTGTAGGTTTTTCAAAATCTTCTGAGGATAGTCCTAGCTTCTCCATCATTTTCTTTTGCAATTCTGTCATGTTGTACCTCCCACTTCTGATAGTTTCACAATATACTCTTCCTCGTTTGGAACAGGTATCCGATAACTGTCGCCATTGCTGTTTTTGAATGTCACTGAACCGCCTGCTTCGACTTCTACGTTTCGCAGAAAATCATCTGCTAGCATGGTTGAAATATCGGTTACGATAGGTGTATCTAACGCCTTGATTTCCGTACCGTCAACAGTGTTGTTCTGCGTATAGGTCTTAGCCTCATAGTCTACCGCATTCCCCTCAACGCCATATCCAGGCAGCGCTTTGATTGCTTCTGGTATCTGGTAAACGTTGCTGTGGTAGGGGGCGTAAGATCCCGAGCTACCAGCTATCAACGCTATATCATTTTTATATGCGTTGCCATATGATGGTGGAAGTGTGAAACGAACATAGAATGCGTCTGATGGGGTTATGAACTTTTTGTTTGGGTAGACAGTCTGCCCGTCTTTGTCGTTATAGCCAATGTAGTTCTTGTTATAGTCATAAAATCTGGTTTTCACATTTTCAAATTTGGCACTACCTGCGTACACGAAGATATGGGTTGAATTTGGGGCAATTGGCGTATAGGTTTTTGAATATATAGCCTCTTTTGAAAATTCGTTATTGCCACTAGATGCGTTAATCGAACCAACTCCCCACACTTCGTCCCACAAGTTCCGTCCATGCTCCACAAACTCTTCCGTACCTGCACTAACAATCTCCCCTGCATTATATGGGTAGTAGTCCGCTGGGAACATTTTCTCAAATTCTTCCACGCTCGCAGGTTCGTTGCCTGAGCCGAACATGGCGGTGAGGTCATAAATCTGTGGCGTGATTGAAAAATCTACAGTTATATTAGAATTTACACGGAACGCAATTGCAATTGTACCATTTCCATCCATTGTAAATATTATACCTTTGCCGTATTCATGCCACCTATTTCCGCCGTTATCGTTGTAAAAACCCGTACCACTAGACAGCGCAGTAGTATCACTGGCGTGCGAATGGAATAAATATTTATGATTTGAAATTCCGGTTTGTACCGGGGATATCGGTATAAAACAAACCGCTGACGACGTGCCACTGATATGCAGCGATTTGCTATCAATTTTTGTAGTTGCAATACCATTAGATGTTTTTTCGACAATCTGTGATATTAGCTGGTTCCATACAATAGACCTACCGCCAATATTTTTCACCGACATCAGCTTCGCCCCTGTCGGCACTGTCTTAGCATATGCCGTATCTGTGTCCGTTTCAAACTGGTGTGTGATACCATTTTCCATATCGTATAACGCATTTACCCTACGTTGCAGTTCCTTGTCCGACAGCTTCACACGTCCTATCTCAGCCGTGTTCTCAGCTATCTTCCCGACAGCGGTAGTGTAGTCATCAGGTAGGCTGTCAGCCACCGCCTGTGCCGTCTGTGCAGCGGTTTCAGCAGCTGTTCTGTCCTCTGCGACCTTAGCGGCGTTTTCTGCCACTGTCGCCTTGTCAGCCGTCACCTGTTCTGCCAACGTCTGCACCGCCTGCCTGTCTGCCGCAGTGCTGTCAGCATTGGTCTTGGCGGTTTTAGCATAGCCTGCCGTTATGGTCTTGTCAGCCTCAGTCTGCTGTGCCGACACTGACGCCTGCGCTGCGGATATTTTAGCGTTATTCTGCGCTGTGACCGCCTCAGCACGTGCGGTTTCTGCGCCCTGTCTAGCCGTTTCAGCCTGCGTTGCGGACGTTTCAGCAGATGCCTGTGCGGTTTCCGCACGGCTTGCCGCCTGCGTTGCCGTGTCGGCTGATTTCTCTGCGTTTGTGGCAGATTTAGCGGCGTTATTTGCCGCTGTAGTTGCCGTTTCTGCGGCGGTGACGGCTGTTTGCATATCTGCGTGCGCCTGTCTGCCTATGGCGTCTATGCGGTCTAGTGCGTCTATAGCCACATCAGGCGACGGGATAGCATTATCGCCGATAGCCGCACCGATACGCAGGCGGAATATGCGTGATTTTTTAACCAGTATGTACTCCTGCCCTGACAGTTTTTTTGCACATATCTGACACGATACTGTCTGCGCTGAACGCAGTATATCTGCGGTTGGCGTCCACTGTCCGCCTGTGATATCGACCTCATAGACAGTGCCGTCGCCGTAGTCGATAGTCAACACATAGCGGTCTGCGCCGTCTACTGTCAGCCCTTCGACCGACACGGGACGGGCATTAGTTTCACCGACGTAGCCTAGCAGGGCTGTGCTTAGTGTTACGTCATAGTCTGAATTTAATGTTATCGTCATTTAATCACCCCTCTTTACTCTATTGCAATATAATCAACATAGTATGTTCCTGTTGGCACGTTTTCCACTGTTGACCCGTTAGTAGCACCCATGCAGACGTTCAGATAGTACGACTTTCCTGACCCATTAACGTGAGTGCAGAACGTCTTGTATGGTGTTGGTGCGTCTATCTGCCGTAGCGTTGCTATGACCTGCTTAGGCGCAAATGTCAGCCCAAGCGGTATCCGCATTAGCGCATTTGCTCCCGTCATCTTGTATTCCACAGTGCCATAGTGTATCTTGCCGGCTCGGCTCAGTATCTCATCGATTTCCTCGCCTGCGTGTTGCATAGGATAGTCGTTGATATCTTGCGCCAATGTCAAATTTTCATCAGCCATTATCTCGCCCCCCCTTAAAGCTGTTCTTCTACCGACAAACCTACCGCCGAAATATCAGCACTCAGTCCGCCGTCAAAGTTAAAACCAAGATTTGTTATCGGTATATCATAGCTGTCTGTGCCGTTGGTGTATGTCACCACGTCACCTATGTCGAAACGTGGGTCACCAAGTCTGTGGTACAATTCGGTAGTGTACCACGAAAATCCACCTATCCTGCGCCATAGAGATCGCAAAAGTGACTCTGTCATGTATGGGTTTTCAAATTCCAACACACGTCCTTGCGTGGTATCTGTCACACCAAGCGACAGCGTTACATCATCACTCACCTTGCAGATAATGCCCACGATAGCGTTCTGCCTTTCTGACAGTGTTGGCAGGTCTATTGTGTTGTTATCAAGCGTTTTCACCGGTTTGCCGTACCATTTTCGGACGTACCGCCCGAAGCGGTCAACATAGCCGAACTGACCCTGTGCAGAGGCCAGATAGGACAACATTTGGCGCATGGTCACGTCCTTTGGCACTGAGCTGACCTTGAAGTAAAAGTATTTTGAGTACAGCACCTTGCCGTTCTTATCTATCAGCCTTCTGCCGTTCTTGTCACGCAGTAGTCGCACCTCTGTATAGTCATTGCCGTTTTGCAGACCAAGCTGTCTGCAAATGTCGTCCTCGACTGCTTTATTCCAGTTTGGCATAGGAATATGCGGCACATATGGCTTGTCCGAGAAGTACAGCCTGTCCGCCATTGTCAACTGGACACTGCCGCCCGACTTTTTCGACTTCACACAGGTGAAACGTCCCATTGGTATCTTTTCGTCTGCAAGTATGCCGCTAGTTTCGTAGTCTACGAGATACAGATATGTGTCATACTCTTTGCCAAGAAACGCTGTTTCAGTGTCACTTATGGTCATGTTCCACGATTGCGAACACACGGCACCCAGCTCGATGTCATCTGAAAGTGATGTTGCCTGCATGGAGCTATCAGCTGACATAATGCTGTCACCTGATATAACGCCCTCTGCATTCTCTATCCACAGTCGCCAAGTACGGCAATAGCTCTCGATACGCTGTGCCACAAGCTCCCCTGTTTTGTACATTCAAACGCCCCCTTTACTGCATTATCAAGTCCACCGCAACGCCTTTACAGAACTGCTTGTTCTCGTCCCAGCCGAAAACCTCATAGGTGGGGTCGCCTGCATAAACGTCAAAAGTGCTTTCCTGAAATGTTTCGTCAAGGAGCGTGATACTGAAAAACGGACTGTTAACGTTGGAGATATACTCATTGAGCTTTGCCGTCTCCTCACCTGTGAGATGATACCATTTCAGCGTGACAGTTTTCTTTATGGCTCTTATATCGCCCACCATTTTGCAGTTAGCCGTCCGCCCTGCATTGTTCGACCATATCTTGTTGTTTGTAAAGCTCACTTCCGCAGGTGTGGCGACCCTTTCGCTGCCGAATATAAGTCCTCTGCTTTTCATTTTCTGCACCTCCTATGCCCTTATCGGCGACCTGCCGTTGCGCTTGATATAGTCGTTGATATCATCAATAACTATCTGTGTGATAGTCCTGCCATTGAGCGTAAGCGGTATGGTAACGCTTATCTTCTGATTTCCGCCTGCTCCGCCGTAAGACACAAGAGCTTGCAAAACAGCCTGTGTGATAGTATCCAGCGGTGCCTCGATATTCGTGCCACGCTTCTGATCGCCCAGAACTGCAAGGAACTCAGAGTTCGGCGGTATTACTGCACCTTGGGCAAGTTTGGGTATTTCGGGGATATCAATTTGGCTTAGATCAAAGCCAAATGTCTGACCGCCAAGATCACCGGGAAGCCAATCAGGTGTCGTGAAGCTCAGCTCGTTTATGCCGTCAATTATCCAATTCAAAGCGTCCTCAACTGCACCTGTCAGACCATTTATAAGCCCGATTATCAAATTAATAGGTGTTTTTGCTATGTCAACAAGTGCGTCCCATACGCCTTTGAAAATCTTTTTTACACCCTGCCAAGCTTTTTTCCAATCACCGGTGAACACTCCCGCTATGAACAACACAACGCCTTTAAGTGCTGAAATGATGTTCTTCACGGCGTCAATTATATTGCTTATGACATTGCCTACTGTCTTTATTATCTTACCAAGCACACTGCTGACTATCGGTCCGAGTATGCTCACAAGCCAGTTCACAACAGGTGCTATGGCTTTGTTGTAAATGCTCAGAACGCTTGTGATAAGTGTTCCAACAAAGTCGAGAAACTCATCAAGCAGAGGTTTCAAGTGCTCCGTCCAAACGCTGTCAGCCACGTCCATGAGCTTGTCAAACACAGGTTTCAAGACTGTTTCCCACAGATTGAGGAATACGTTCTTTGTGGTGGTTATACCATCGTTTATGCCGTCAAATATAGGCTGTCCCCACTCGTTCCAAAAGTCTGAAATACTCTGCCAAGTATCGCACCACAGTGTTTTCAAGGCGTTCAACACAGGCTGTGCAACGCCGTTCCACAAGGTATCGAAGATCTCTTTTATGTTGTCAAACAGTACGCCGAGAGTGTTCCATGTCTGCGTGCCAAAATCCGCCATTAGGGGTAATCCTACAGTGAGAAAGTTTTGCAGTATAGGGAACACTGCCACATTCCAGATATCAGAAAACACCTTGTTGAAGCTGTCAAAAAGTCCTATGCCTATCTTGCCAAGCGTGCTGAAAGCGGTCTGCATAAGCGGTGTAAAATCGTTTATAAAATAAGCTTTGAGCGGTTCGGAAAGCGACATTATATCACTGAAAACTCCGCCGAGTATCTGAGCAAGTTCAATGCTCTCTCTTTCAAGTCCGCTCCATATATCAGCGAAAATAGGCTTAAAATTCCTATCAAGATAGTCTGCAAGCTTTTCAAACTGAGTTCTTACTGATTTGAAAAAGTCAGACAGCTTTTTATCTGCCTTTCCCGTATCCACCTCAACGCTAGTCCCGGAAGGCTGCATTATCTCCCCAGCTCCGCTGACCCCAGTGCTATCTGACTTGCTCTCATCATTCAGCTTGTTCATCTGGTCAAAGCTTGCAAGAGATCCTTCCTGTGCCTCCTGAGCCTGTTGTGCATTGTCGGCTATATCGCTGTAATTATCCGCTACCTGAGAGGTGCTTTTCACTATGCTTTGAGCCTCGTCTGCACTACTGCTTAGTTCAAAACCGAATGCCTCTGAGAGTGCCCGCACCGCACCCTGTGCCAAAGATATAAGCTGTGAAAGCACGCTGTTGATCGCCTTGACAGCAGGCAGAAGAACGTTCATCAGCACAGTGCCGATAGTCGCTCCGAACTCTTTCCATTGTTCAGAAAGTATTCTTGTCTGGTTCGCCCAGCTGTCAGACGTCTTTGCAAAGTCACCCTGTGCAAGAGCCGTCTGCGACATAACGTAATTGTATCTCAGCTGAACTTTTTCAGCCTGCGACATATCGGCAGTTGATTTCGTGATACCCTTTGAAAGCGCATACGCCTGCAAGTTGGCGTCCGTCATAACGATACCGAACTGTTTGAGGGTCTCAGTTTCGCCTGTAAAAATTGATTTCAGAGCCGTGCTTGCCACGTCCTGACCAACGTTATAAAACGAAGCCATATCCGCCGACAGCCCTGTAAGAGCCATAGCCATATCGCTTGCACTGTCATTGGCAAGCCCCATTCCTGCCGCCATTGCCATGAAGTTTGAGCCTGTCTGCTTTGCGGTGAGCTTTGAAATGCCGTAGGTCTTAACAGCCGTGTCAGCGAAGTCCTCCATTTTCTGCTTTGATTCACCGAAAGCCGTGTCAACAACGTTCTGAACTTCCGCAAGGTCTGAGGCTGTTTCTATGGATTGCCTGCCAAAGTCCACAAGCTTCTTGACGGAGAACGCAGCTGTCACAGCCATTGCAAGGCTTTTAAGCTTTGGCTTGATATCCCCCACCATATCGGAAAGGCTTTTCAAGCCCTTTTCAAAGCCCTCGCTGTTTATGTTGGTGTCAAAATTCAAACACCCATCAGCCATTGTCATTCACCTCCCGTCAGTTGTTTCAGAAACTCTTTGTCCTCGTTTTCAGCCCTCTGCTCTTCTGCCGAGAGCTTTCGTTTAAGGTCTATCATATTTTGGTGGTTTCTGTAAAACTCCTGCTCGTATTTTTCAAGCTTTTTGTCCTTGTTAAGCTTTTGCCGTATGCCTATAACAGACGAAAAAAGCCCCTCACCTATCTCATTGAAATAGCCAAGAAAAGTCCACCAATGAAGATATTTTACCGTTCTCGTTTCAAAGCCTGCCGCCTTGTTCACCGCAGGAAAAATAATGCTCTCGTCCTGCTCCCAGTCAATAGTCTTTGCAGGCTGAACGCTCTCCTGCGGAACATCTCCACCGCCTACAAACCAATAAGCCTTGTTGACAGCCTCCTGCAAATGCTCTCGTGGGATATCCTCAGCGTAAAGGCATTTAAGACACACATAGCACTTTTCACGCTCGTCAAGTTCGGGGTCTGCAAAGGCTGAATATATCCGCAGTATGACCCGAAAATCCGAGTGTATGGCATACTCTCTGCCGTCTATTTCAAGGGCTGTTGGCAAACTGCCTATCATTTCAGCAGCTCCCTGAGTAGAACCTTTTTGTCCTCGTCAGAAAGCTCCGCCACGTTGACCGCAGGCTGAGCAACAACGGGAGCTATGTACTTCTCCACCTTTTCTTCGAGCTTTATCTGAGCCGCCGTCTGCGCTGACTTTATCTCCTGCACCACCACCACAAGAAGCGCTTCAAGGAAGTTCACAAGCACAGGCTTGCCGTTTGAAGCCACAGAGAACACGTTCACGCTTCCGAGCGCCGCCGTACACACATCGCTTCCAAATATGTCATTGACCATTTCTCTTGCACGCTGGTCATACTCTTTGAGAAGCTGAGTTCTGTCCTCATTCTTCTCACGTTCTGACACTTCTTCTGCGATATTGTCAGCCTTGCTCATAGCGTCCTGTATCCTAGTGATGATACCAACGTCTGACACGTTTATCCTTATCACTCTGTTCTCGTCACCGTTTATAGCGTACTCTTTGTAATTGCCGCTGTTAAAATTTATTGACTGCATTGACATTTCTATCGTCCTTTCTGTATTATGGCAAACAAAAAGCACTCCGTTCTGAACGAAGTGCTTTCATATGTTTGTCATATAGTTTATTCTTCCGTAGTCTTTGCAAACGTTGGCACGCCTGCCGCAAAGGTGACAGAGCCTTTCACTCTGTTTCCTGCAAAGGTGCAGTTGAACGGGATATTTACGCCACCCTGCGGTCCGCCATAAGACTGCGGCTTGACTATGACATCTTCCGTCCATGCGTCATACGCACCTGTGGTCTTGTCAACGATGACTTCAAGTACGCTTGTCTTGCAGGCGTCGCCCGTAAGACGATTCATCATGATATCCTTGAGCTTTTCGTAAAGTGCGTCACCGGGCTTTGCATAGAATGTGTCAAGGTCGAACTCAGGCTCATAGCCGTTGTCCTCAACTGTGGTCTCATCAAGGATATTCTTCTTTGTGGAAGTGTCAGGGTTGAGTGCCACACTTGCATCCTCAACGTCCTTGCCGAGAAGATACCAGCTTGGTGATGAGGCGACCGCTGCGAATGTAGTGTCAAGATAATGCAGAAGATGACTTCTGTTGAGCTTTCCGCTCTTGTATGAATAATCAGGCATATGTTTTCCTCCTTTTATATCTGATACTGTGCCGCTATCTGCAATTGATACTGCACAGTATCGTTTGTGTTTTCGTTTGGTATTGCATATATCATTCCGTTTGCACAGGTGAGCTTTTCAAGAACGCCTGTCCTTTCCTCGCCCTCTGTTATGGTAGTGAACGTGGTATCTCTATGCTTGTCTGCATAGCTTTCAAGCCACATCTGCAATTCAAGCAGCACACCGCTGTTTGACATTCTGTCAAAGTCGTTCATAGACTGATACACCGCATAGAGAATGAAGTTATGCTGTCTTGTCTGTCCGCCCAGAATATCAGAGCTTATAAGGCTGTCGCCTGTTGAGGACAAGCCGTAATTTGTGGGCGTATCGTCGGTAAAGTCGATATGGATATCGTTGCAGACCTCGGATATTTTAGGAAACTGCTTCAAAATATCTTTCACAAGCTCGATTATGTTCATTTCGCTTTGCCTCCCATTATCGCCGCCGCTCCTCTGAGTATTTGCTGTTTCTTGTCGGCTTTCATTCGCTCAAACCAAAGCTTGCCGGCAAGTGGCTCTTTAAAAGTGCTGTAAACAAGGTCTTTGTCCGTCAGCACTTTCTTTTCACCCTGTCGGGCGTATGCCGAGCCTGTAACAGAGGATACCATAAGCTTGCCGTAATACTGATAGCGTGCGTAAGGTGCAAGATACTGTATCTTGCCGCTGCCTATTTTTGTGCCTCTTGTGGCGGACTTTCTCAGATTAGTGCTGAGGGTAGGTGTATACTTCACCATATGCCTTATGCACTCAGCGTCAATGAACTTTTGAGCCTTATCAAAGCGTTCTGAATACTTGCCTGCAAAGGACTTATCCCAAGTGATAGCCCTGCTGTCCATAGGCTGACCTATCTTCATTTCACGCTCACCTCCATATGTGGCAGACCGCCGAACATATAATCATCAATGCTCATTACCGTAACAAAGTCATACTCCGCACGGAAGATTTTCATGCTCTCAGATATGCTCTGCGGCGTTTGGTTGTCAAACTCAAACTCGCATTTCCCTCTCACAAGCATATCCTTTGCAGGGGTTTTCGGTGCATTATCATCATAGAAATACACCCTTGTGCTGTCTGAGGTCTGCATACCGCTTTTCACGATACTTCCCGACTTATTCTCACACCAGTAAACTTTCTCTGCATACTTCCGCACAAATCCCTCTGTCTGCTTGTCGAAAAGATACACCGTGCAATCGCTGTTTGCAAGCATTTATCTCACCCCTCTGTAAAGTAGCCCTGTTCCACTGAGCCATTTGTACACGATATCGTGAACGGCTCTGTCAGCGTTCTGCCTGCGGATATCTGAGCTTTCATATGACTTTGACCAGCCCCCGACGCTTTCGGAAGATACCCCCTGAGTGCCGCCCTCCTGCTCTGCCTTGAAAATATTCTCCGCAAGCTCGCAGCAGCACATTTTCACTTCTTCGGGGATATCGTTCTCGTCAACGTTGTTAAGGGTATATTGCTTCATAAGGCTTGTGGCTTGCATTGCATAGAAGTCAAAAGCGGCAGATATGTCAGGCTCTCTGCCACAAAGATAAACGCCTATATAATAGCTCTCGCTTGCATATGCTTTCATACTGCCGCACCTCTTTACTTCTTGAATCTTGCAAGCACTACCTTTGACTGGTCTGAAATAGCCACAGTGTAATGCTTGTCAGCAGATATATCTGTGCAGCGCTTTGTGCTTCTTCTCTCCGTTTCAACGTTGGTGTCACGCTTGAGGTAGATAGTCAGAGCTGATGTTTCGTCCTCTGTTTCAGTATCAGCGTTGAGCTTGATGATAGGGCATGTGTAGAAAGTGCCAGCCTTGACAGCGGCGTTCTTTACAACATAGTCACCCGCCTTTGGAGTGTAGCCATCTGCACAAGGTGTTACCGAGCCGAGCTTTATCTGTGAAGCAGTTGGTGAAGCTGTGCTGTCCGCAACAACTTCCTTTGCACCCTCTGCATCGCTGTCAACTCTCACATACTGTTCTGGGATAGCCTCGTTAAGTGAAACTTTCTTTGACGGAACGATACGGCAGTTCGCTATTTTGCCTATCTCGCCTGTCATGATCACATTGCCGTCATACTTATCTGCTGAAATGAAGTTCGGATCCTTTCTAAGCTGTGAGTTCTGATGAGGATTAATAAACATAGCCTTTTCGGTGTTCAGCTCCTCATTGAACTTGTCAACAGCGTCAACAATGCCGCTGTAAGAGATAGCAGAAGCCGAGCCGTCATAGATGAGCTGAGCTTTCATAAGTGCGTCCATGCTGTCTGCGTCCACCTTAGAAGCGATAGACATTGCAAGCTGTGAAGTCGCCTGACCTACAGGGTTTCCATAGCCGCTGAGAAGCGCTTCATCAGTTATCTCCACCGCTTTCATGGCTTTCTTTACCTTAGCCTGAGTGGAGTCTGTTTCAAGCTTGACAGTTTCGGCTTCAACTCCCTCTGCAACATCAACTGCGTCGCCGATATACTTGTACTGCGGCACTGTGATAGTGTCGCCAGGCACGCCAACGAGCGTTCTGTCTATCTTCGCAAAGGGAGATACAGTTATCTTAGACTCTATCTTTGCGTCGATCATATCACTCATTACCTCAGGATCGATAAGGTCGGTGATCTTTGTCTGCTCTGCGAAATACTGCATAGATATTTTAATGCCATTTGTCATTTTCATAATATCCTATCCTTTCAACTGTTCGTATTTTTCGGGGTCTGTTCGTTTAAGTTCCAACCTCTGCATATACCCCATTTTTGCAAAGGTTTCCTTACTCACTTCACCTGCGGCAGGCGTGCCTGTGGGAGCAACCGGGTTCTTGATAGGCTCGGAGCTTTCAAAAAGATAATCGTTATCTTTCTTCACGTTCTCGATAGCCGTCTTGATATCCTCAGCCTGATTTTTGGAAGCTTTGAGAGTTTCCACATCAAGCAAAGCTTTAAGAGCCTTGACGTTTCTTGCCTTGCTTGCCGAGATAGCGTTATCAAGGGTAGCGTCAAACTCCATATCAGATATCTTCGCCTGATACTCGGTATCTTTCTTAGCAAGGTCAGCGGTGAGCTGTGCGACTTTGCCGTTAAGCTCCTTGACGTCCACGCCCTCAAATTCTTTGAGAGAGTTCTGTGCGGTATCAAGACTGTCCTTATAGTTATCACGCTCCACCTCAAGGCGGCTTTTCACCTTTTCAAACTCAGCCACAGTCTTATAATTCTCTGCCACCTGTTTTGTGATGTCCTGTTTCTTGTCCTCAGGGATAACGATACCCAGAGCGGCAAGGATCTCAAAAATGTTTTTCATATGTTTGTCCTTTCTACATAGCTTATATACCGCTCTGTCTGCGGTGTGAAAGTCTGACAGTTTAACGTCATATCAAGGACGAAATGGTATGAAAAAAGCACCCATTAAGGTGCTTAGTTCCGATATTGATTACAGCTCAATGCCTTCAAGCTCTGCTCTTAGCTCCAAATCCAACTTATAATCTGCCATATGAACATACTGTTTATACAACGTTTCATATTCACAAGTCGGTTTAAAAGGCAATGTGCCTGCCTTATACTTTTTCAGCATTTCAGAGAGACCATTCAGTCTTATCTTCAGCTGATAATATTCTGCTTTAAATCTGTCCTTGTAATCGTCGCTCTCCATAAGTTTTGCTGTGTCTTTAAGTTTCATAATATCCGTCCTTTCTGATTTTGGGTATAAAAATACCGCCCGACCTTAGTCAAGCGGTAAAATTATCATTTGAAATACTCTGTAAGTTCAACTTCTGAATCAATGTACACAGCGTCAATATAATAACTGTTGTGTACGATTATCTTCTTTCCGTTTAATTCATATATCTGCGTTTGTGAGCCGTCAACATCTGTCAGCATGTCGGACCGTTCAATGCCTGGGATATGCTTTTCCAATGCCGCACATTGCTTTTCAAAAATTTCTTTGTCCGCAGCCGTGCAAATATTGTATTCATATTTCTTCATTGCGATCCTCCAATCCATACCTTTTATCTACTGATCTTCGTGTTTTTACAGCGGTCTTCAAAGTGTCTGCTATAGCTTCTTCTCTGCTCATGTTTTTTCGTACCATTTTATTTGATACCAAGTCTTCAAAAGAAATGATAGGTTCGGTCTGGTCAAGGGTTTTACGAGCTTTTTGATCTTCCATTAACTCTCTTGCCTGAAAGCGATACTTGTTACGCAGTTCACAAGCTTGTCTTGCCTGTTCTTCAATAGACTTGCTTTTGTCGATAAGCTGAGGAATATTTTTATTATGGTGTCTGTACCACTTTCGCACGTCTATATCAGACATCTTACCTTTCATATCAATTATATCACTATAATCTTTTTGCGTCAAGTCTATCTTGGTTTTTCCCACCCCCATATTCCCCAGTCCGTCTGCGTTCACACGCTCTCTCTGCTGAGGCAAACCCATTGCTTTTGAAAACCTTGTATACTCCTGGGAAGTGCCACGATATCGGCAGCGTGCGTTGATGATATCCTCCTCGTCTGTACCTGCCTCTTCAAGAAGATGTATCTTCTGTCGCTGAGCTCTCATTGCAGTTTCAAGCTTTCTTTGCCGCTGTAAAGCTTCATACTTTGTGTACTCTTTATCACCATACTTAACAGGCTTGTTCTCCTCTGCATTCATCTGTGTAAGCTCCTCGTCTGTGTAGGAACGCTCAGATATGCCGGGGATAAAGGGGTAATAATCGTGATAGCAATTCGCACCGCACAGACCTGTCACAGTACCAAGACCGCAGATAGTTTCAAGCTCTTTTTTGCTGTAGACCTTGCCCTGCCATTCTTGATGAGAGGGTCTTGCTCCGCTGTGCCAAGTGACTTCAAAATAGTCTGTGCCAAGCTCTTTGGCGTTGTCCTCATTCATTTTTGCGGTTAGCTGTGAAAGCCCTGTCATCACCGAACGCCTTGCGGCTACGTCTGCTCTATTGCTCCAGCCTGTGGCATAGTCCACAGTGCGAAGACCTGAGTTTGTCATATCCGAAATGACTTTCTTTATGACCGTGTTATAATCGAACGCTCCGCTTGCTATGCCCATTATGGCATTGTCAAGGCTCTGCTGATAGAAGTCAGCCGCCTGCGTGAATTTCAGCTTGCCGTCAGGCTGTTTTACTGCAAATCCAAGTGACTGAGATATGTTTTTAAGCTCCCCCGAAGTCTGCTCCGATACAGCCGACAGCAGCCTTTGCAGGCCCTCATTTTCTTCAAGGGGTATCCGTGCCTTGCCTTTGGTCTTGTATATGCTATCGTCCCATTCATAGCCTTTTTGCAGGATATCATTGTACAGCTCTTTTATCTCAGCTTTGGAGAGGCCAAGGTTATCGGCTATGGCTTTCTTTATCTCACGCTTGCTCATTCCAAGCTCGTGAAGCCTGTATATCTGCCAATCCGCCGAACGTGTTATCTCGCCGTTTATCTTTATCCTGCGGACGATGTCCTTCATTATCTGCATTTCAAGGTCACGCATGGGCTTGTCAAACACCATTGAAACTCGCTCTATCTCGCTTGCTTTGAGCATTATTCTATTACCTCTGCGGTGCTGTCGGAGGTCATTTTCTTAGCCGTTTCCTCGTCCTCACCATACCATTTCATTCGGTATTCCCACAGTGGCATAATGCCCATAGAAACGTCCTGACGGTCGCTTGCACGCTTTGTTTCATCATCAGCAAGGATACTGTCCTCGAAGTTCACAGACAGCTCATAACCGCTTTGAGTAAGCCCATTATAAAACGCCAGCGAATAGCACAGGTCTTCAAGGCAGACACGGAGATTATTCTGTATCGCCGTGACAGTATCAAACTTTCTCTGCTTTGAGGACTTTATCTCCGTTGCCGTCTTATCAACTGTCTGAGGGTTTGAGATATCCCCATAGGACAGCCCCACAGCAAACTCTATCTCACGCTTGTATTCTTCAAGTCCTGCAATAAAATCCGCCTGTCTTAACTGCGGTGAGAACTCGTGATAAAAGTCGCCGCTCGTGCCAGCCGACACGTTTACCCCTCTGAAAAGCCGTTCATTGAGCTTTGGCATTTCTGCACACTTCTTACCTGTGAACGGATCTGTCACAGGTCTTAGCACAGCCTCGTCAACGTCTATGGCACGCTCTCCTGATTCAAACTCCCAATCGAGCCTGCCGAATTGGATATCAGCTTTTCTTATGACTTCTTCCGCCCCTGCGAACACTGATACGCCTGAATGTGAACCGTCAACTGTATTGTCGATAGGGTTGACATAATAGCCAAAAGAGGGTCGCAGCATAAGGGGATAAGCCACCTGAGGAATAAGCTCTGCCCACTCTGCAACAGCAGTGAGAGGTATCTCAGCACCAAGAGACACGCCGTCATTGGAGCGAAAAGCCCTGTTTGTGATAGTCAGCCCTTTTTCATAGTCCAGAGCGTGATATTCAAGCCTTATGCGGTAATCATTATCGCCCATGCGTTTTATCTCAGGGAAAATGACCTTTATAAGCCTGCCGTTCACGTCATACTCCACAGGAATGAACTGCGACTGCGGAACATACTGCACCTTATCAGCACCCAACGGCTTTATTATCATTGCTCCTGTTGCAAGACCTCTTTGCAGATTTTTATTGAGGTTTTCAAGGGCGTTTTTCATTATGGCATCAAGCTTATCGTTGGAAACTTTCAGGGTCATTTCATTGATAGCCGTGTTTGCAAACTCCCTCACAACAGCGTGTTCAAGCCGCAGAGAGTGAACTCCCTTGGGTGCTGCATTACCTGCATACATTCTGTCCCACTTGTCGATAGCTCTTATCATGCTGTCCGTCACGGCGATATCAATACCGTAAACGCCCTTTATATCTGACTTTGAAAGCATTCTGCTTATCCACTCCCTTATTTTTGAAATAATGCCCATAGCTTACTGACCCCGCCTTTTCCATACTCTTTCCATTGCATACCGAACGGCGTCGATAACGTGGTCATTGCCGTCGGGATAGCCGCTTATAACATTGCCCTCTTTATCCCTGTCATACTCACAGTTGATGAACTCCTCGCAAGCCACAGGACAACGCTTATTATCTATAACGATACTTCGCAGAGATTGCAGCCACTTATATGAATACTCCCTGCTGTTAGGACCTTTCTCTGCACCTCTTGCAAGCAAGCCATATGCTCTGTAATCCTCAACAGACTTGTTTTCTGCACTGTCGCAGGTGATAAGGTCATTTGCCGTGATACCAAGCTCCAGCAAATGCTTTGCGGTATCAATATTCTTTGTTTTGTTGCAGGTGTACTCCTGCCATATGAACAGTGTGTGCTGAGCAGGGGCATAATGCACTCTGACAAAAGCGTAAAGGTCGGGATACCAGCCCCAGTCAACGCCGTTATAGATGTTATCGAACTGCGCTATCTCGTCGTCAGTTATCTCTCTTATGAGGACGTTATCGAAAACATTACCGCCTGTGCCGTTTGCAACACCCATATACTCGTTCTCATAGGCAGTGGGATTGGTTTCTTTGAGAAATTCGGCGTCATCAAGAAAAGGCTTGCCAAGCCACTTTTTCGGCACAGTAAGATAAGTGCTTTCGGTAACGAGTCTGTCCGTTCTCGGAACTTTGATGTACTTATTCGCCCAGTTCTGAGCCGACTTCGGAGGGTTGAAAGACTTGAACTTATATGCTCTCTCGCCACCTCTTATAACAGACTGTTCTATCGTTCGCACAGCTTCTTCACCGCCGAACTGGTCAAGCTCCTCAAACCACACGATGCCGATATAGCCAAAAGGCGGCTTGATAGACTTTATCTTGTACGGGTCATCAGCACCACGAAAGTATATTTTCTGCCCTGTTGAAATGCGTGTGATCTCAAGGGGCGACTTTGTGCAGGCAAACTCATCATCAAGACCAAGTGCAGATATTGCCCAGAGTATCTGAGAATAAACGCTGTCTTTAAGAGTATTCGCCACAGCACGCAGGACGCAGGCGTGCATATTCTCGTTCTTCATCAGCAGGTCGATAACGTTCAGACCGCAGAATGAAGATTTAGTCGAGCCACGTCCGCCAGGGAAAACATACTCGGAATGTTCCTGCTCTGCAATATCGAACAGGACAGGCGAGAACGTAGGAGCGACAAGGCTCGCAGGGATACCGCTGTACACCTTATCAGGCATAGAAACAGGCTCAAGCTTTTGTTTTTCAAGCCTGAGCCTTGCGTTATCGTATTTTATCTTATGTTTGAGCATATCGTCATCACGGATAATGTCACGCAGCTCTTTCACCGCCGCAACGTCCCCTTGCTTAGCCCTCGCCATAAGAGCCGCATTGACGAGGAGCATATTATTTATGAAGTCAGGGTCAAGGCTGTTAAGGTCAATGCCCTGCTCCACGAGGAACTCATAGTCCGCTCTGGTATTGGCAGGCTGTTCAAGCAGGAAGTCCATTACCTGCTTCATAGTCTTTTTACGCCTGCGGACTTCGCCTGATTTTTTACCGCCTTTTGAGCCTTTCTCTCTCGCTTCACTCTCGGTTCGTATTGGTATCAGATTGTTTTCATTCGGCATTCACCTCACCTCGGTTTTTACGTTGGCTCATTGTGTACAACATATCTCTGATAATATATGCTAATTCATGATGATATTCTTTGATTCTTTGTAAGTATGTAAAATAGATAGCCATATTTTTATTAATATCATTAATATCCTTGCTCGATTTAATATCGAGCATTGTCTTACGATACTTATCATCATACGTAAAATCACCCAAACGCATAAATTGGAGATTTTGACTTATAACAGGATCATTAAGTTTAAAATTATACCCAAATTCTAAGGTTCTCTGTACTATGCCTTTGAATGACTCAAGTAAAAACTCGTCACTTTTATCCTTATATTTCCTCTGTCTTGCAATTAAATCAAGCACTTCACAATATAATTCATTTACGTTTTCATTATTTACGTTTGTCATACAAACAACTCCTTGTTTTAAATTTAACAAATTA